ATTGACCAAGATCCATCACCTGCAATGGTAGTTTATCCAACTGATGAATTGGCCAAGTCAGTATCTAAGAATAGACTTGAGCCAATGATACTTAATTCTCCAACTTTAAAGGAAAAATATAAAATTAATGAATCATCAGCATTAGAAATGCAGTTTGACGATATGTATTTATCTTTAGTAGGTTCTAACTCCGCATCAGGTTTGGCTTCTAAGCCTATTAAATATCTGTTTATGGATGAAACAGATAAATACCCTGGTGCAAGCAAGAAAGAGGCTGACCCGGTTTCACTTGCTAGAGAAAGAACAAAAACTTTTCACAATAGAAAAATAGTGATGGCATCAACACCAACGCTTAAAAATAATCATATCTGGGCTGCTAAAGAATCAGCAGATATAGAGAAGCACTTCTTTATGCCTTGTCCTCATTGCGGTAAGGAAATTGAATTTAAGTTTTCTAATCTTAGATTTTCAGATGATAAATCATTATCTATTGCAGATAGAGCAGAAACTGCGAATTATGTATGTCAAGAGTGCAGCTGCCTTATTAACGATAGCAACAAAATGCAAATGCTAAGGCAAGGCAAATGGAAGATAGTGACGAGAAGAACTCAATCTGCAAGGAAAGTTGTGTTTTTCCTTAATACTTTATACAGTCCATTTGTTAGATTTTCTGAAGTTGCAAAAGAATTTTTGTCTTCAAAAAAAGATAGTGAGAAATTGCAGAATTTCGTAAACTCTTGGTTAGCAGAACCCTGGGAAGACACCAAATTAAAGACTAATGCTGACTTGGTCCTTGAAAGGCAAACTAATCTTCCGGAACTTGTTGTTCCAGAATGGACTAAAATTTTAACCGGTGGTGTGGATGTCCAAGAGAACAGCTTGTATCTGTCAATCAGAGCATTTGGTAACCATATCACAAGTCAAAATATATATCATCAGCAAGTTTTTTCGTTTTCTGAGGTTGAGCAAATTATGAATTTGCCATACAAAAAGGAAAATGGTGAAACAATGCAAGTAGCTTTATGTCTGATTGATAGCGGTTACGAAGCTGATGCAACATATGATTTCTGTGCTGATAACTCAGATTGGGCGGTGCCTTGCAAGGGTTCATCAGCTGAACTAATGTCTCACTATAAATTAAGTAAGGTTAATAAGTCAGAGTCAAAAGCATATGGAATGAATCTAGCAATTTTAGATACTAATAAGTATAAAGATATGATTGCTGGAAGAATGAGAAAGAAAAATGGAACCAACAATGGTTCTTGGATGGTATATAAAGGCTGTGACAGAGAATATGCCGAACAAGTTACAGCAGAACAGAAAGTAAACGAAAAAACTGGTAATGGTAGAACTCGTCAAGTGTGGAAGCTAAAAACATCACACGCTGACAACCATTATCTTGATACAGAAGTGTACGCAATGGCAGCTGCTGATATTATGGGTATCAGAACTGCACACTTATATGACGAACAGCAAGAAGTTGTCGCTGATGAACCGGCGACAACTGACAGTAAAGAGGAACAGTGGATTTATCAGAATGAAGGGTGGTTATCATAATGTCAGAAGAATTGTCAAAAAAAGAATTATTAATTGAAGTTAATAATGCAATTAATGCAGTTTTAGTTGGTGGCCAGTCTTATAAAATTGGTTCAAGAACATTGACTAGAGCTAATTTAACAGAATTAAAAAATATGAGAGCAGAGCTCGAAACTGAACTTGCTTCAGAAAACAACAACAGTAATTTGCTCGAAGGTACATATGTAGCCTATTTTGATGGAAGGTGATTGAATGAATTTCATTGATAATATAGTTTCATTTTTTTCACCAAAGGCTGGAGCTGAAAGAGCTGCATATCGTCAAGCTTTAAATGAATTCGAAAGAAATTATTATTACGATGCCGGAGACAACAGAAGAATAAACGCTAACTGGCGAATTGGCAACACATCAGCAGAATATACAGATAGATATAGCAGAGATATTGTAAGAGCTAGAGCAAGAGACCTTGAACGCAATAGCGATATGATGAATTCAATTATCTCAGCATTTACTAGAAATGTCGTTGGCAAAGGCTACAATCTCCAAGCACAAACAAATAAATCTAAGCTTAATGACCAGTTAGAAGATTTGTGGAATGAATGGTGCAAGGCTAAGAATTGTGATGTTACTAATACTCAAAGCTTCACTCAAATGCTTAGGATGTCAATTAAAAGAATGAAAGTTGATGGTGGCATTCTATTTTTGAAGACTTACACAAATAATGGTATAGTTCCATTCCAACTTCAAGCAATAGAAGTTGACGAACTTGATACTTCAAGAACTGCACCAAATAACTCTAAAAACAAAGTTGTTGGTGGCATTGAATATAACGAATATAACAGACCGGTTGGTTTCTACATCAAAAAATACTCTCTTGATGGTTTCGAACTTATGAATGAATCAACTTATTATAAAGCGAAAGATGTAATTTTTAAATTCAAGAAAAATCGTCCAAGTCAAGTCAGAGAAATGTCAGAGGTTGCACCGGTTATCACTAGAATCAGAGATGTCAATGAATTTATGAATGCAGTATCTGTCAAGGAAAGAATAATGGCTTGCTTGTCTGTATTCATCAAGAAGGCATTGCCCATTACCGGTGGTATTGGTAGAACTACTGTTAATTCTGAAGGTAAGCATGATTATCAAGGCAAGACATTATCACCCGGTATGATTAAAGAACTTAATGCCGGTGATGAAGTTCAAGTTGTTAATCCGTCTGGTCAAAGTTCAGATGCAGAAAGCTACACTAAATTACAGCAGAGACTAATTGGTGCCGGACAAGGCTTATCTTATGAAGTTACTTCAAGAGATATGAGTCAAACAAACTATGCTTCTGCTAGACAAGGCATGATTGAAGACGGCGAAACATTTGCAGAAGATGAAGAACTAATTACATCTTTAATGGATGAAATTTATGAAACTTTTGTTATTTCTTGTGTGCTTGCAGGTAAAATTAGCGCTTCTGATTTTTGGATTGATAATAACAAATTAAAATATTTTAAGCATTCTTGGGTTAAGGCTCCAAAGCCTTGGATTGACCCAGCGAAAGAAGCAAGTGCCAATAAGATAGCTATTGAAACCAAGCAGAAAACATTCAAAGACATATGTGCTGAGAATGGCGTTGACTGGAAAAAGGCTATTGATGATATGGCAGAAGTTCAAGAATACGCAAACCAGAAAGGTGTGCAGATTGGTGGTGAGAATAGTGAGTACAAATTCAACAATAAAAATGAATCAGGAAAAGAGCAGTCATCTGAATAGAACTTTCGACGGTTCAATATCTCTGACTAGGTCAGAAGAAAGTGGAGAAGGAATATATTTGCTAAGTTTTAGTTCTGAACAACCTTATATGCGTTGGTTTGGCAATGAGATTCTTGACCATTCAGAAAAAGCCGTCAATTTGGACAGATTAAATTCAATAGGTTGCGTGTTATTCAACCATCATCGAGATGATGTTATCGGAAGAATTCATAAAGCTTGGGTTGACAATGGCAAAGGCTATGCAGAAATATCTTTCGACGATGACGATTTTTCTCAAAAAATTAAGAATAAAGTTGATACTAAAACATTAACTGGTGTGTCCGTTGGCTATTCGGTCGATGCTTGGGAAGAGGTACTTCCAGGCAAAACTTCAACTGATGGTTTTGCAGGTCCTTGCCAGATTGCAAGAAGTTGGTTCCCATATGAAATTTCTATCGTTAGTGTTCCAGCTGATGAAACCGTCGGTGTAGGCAGAATGCTAGAAACCAACGATAATTTAACAAATTTAGACTTTGCTGAAAGGCAAATTCAAATTAATAAAAACTACTAAGGAGGATATAGTTTTATGAATTTACAAGAATTAATTGCTAAGCAGCAGAGATTACTTGATGTTGCGAAAGCGGAAAACAGAGACTTATCAGAAGAAGAAAAGACTGAATTTGATAAGTTACAGAGACAGATTGATGAAGTAAGAAGCAGTCAAAACTCTGCCTCAAAAACAACACCTCAGTCAAATGCTGATAATAACGCTCAGAGAGAACTCATCATCAGAGAAGAAAGACAGAGAATTGATAGTATCAATTCAATGTGTAGAGATTTTGGAATTGATGAAGCTCAAATCAGAAGCTTTATCGAGAATGGAACTTCAATCGACGAAGTTAGAAGTGAAGTTCTAGATCATTTGCGTGAAGAGCATGCACCAGCACCTCAGGGTTCTCACATTGAAATTGGTGAAGATAGTGTTGATAAGTATAGAGATGCAGCAGTCGATGGTCTATTAATGAGAGGCAACATTCTTAGTCAGAATGTTAGTGAAGGTAGTTCAGCTTCAGTTAATGAAGCAAGAAGCCTTTCTCAGATGTCACTTAGAGACTTAGCTATTGATGTTCTATCAAGAGAAACATCAGAAAAGAGTTTATCTCGTAAGAGCAATGACGAAATCTTTGACATGGTTATGAAAAGAAGTTTTTATAATCCAACTTCAGCATTTCCTTCAATCATGGATCAGGCAATTGAAAAGGCTTACATTGAAGGTCACAAGACTGCACCGGTTACTTTTGATAGATTCACAAAGAAAGGCACACTACGAGATTTCAAAAAGCACGATAATTACTATCTATCAGGTCCAGCTGCCGAGTTCTTGGAAGTTCCTGAAGGTGGCGAACTAAAAGCATCAATGTTCGAAGATAAGCATAGACCACAGAGACAGCTTAAGACATATGGCCGTCAGTTCTCTATGACTAGACAAGCATTTATTAATGACGATATTTCATTCGTTACAAGTCTTCCTGCTAAATACGCGAAATCTGCAAGAAAGACTATCAACAAGCAAGTATTCCAAATTTTGATGGGTAATGACAATATCTATGATAATAAGAAACTGTTCTGTAAAGAACATGGCAACCTTGTTACTACCGGTACTGGCATTACAGCAGAGTCACTTAAGAGCATGATTCTTGCTATGAATACTCAGACAGACGAATTCGGTGAACCAACTGTTATTCGCCCTGCAGCATTAGTGGTTCCTGCTGGCCTTGCTTTCGATATGTACACTATTTTTTATAGTCCTACAATTAACACTGAAGGCAACACTCAGGCAGTAAATCCACTATTCCAATATAAAGATAGCATTGAAATTATTGAAGATCCAACTATTAATGCTCTTTCAGGTGGTTTCGGCAAAGTAATGCCTTGGTGGTTAATTGGCAATAAAGACGATACAGACTTTATTGAAGTCGATTATCTAAATGGTAATGAAATTCCTAACATCAGAAGAATGGAACAAGCCGGTGTACTCGGTTTCACTTGGGACATCTTCCTTGATTGGGGCATCACAGTTATGGACTTCCGTGGAGCTATTAAAAACCCTGGCATTAAGCTAGACAGTAAGCTTTAATAATATTTATATTTAAGGAGAGTGAAATAAATGATTGCTACATATGTACAGCCTGGTGAATTTATTGATTACATCAATCCAACAACAAATGTGATTCAGCCTGGCGAAGTTGTATCACTTACAAGTAGAATTGCAGTTGCCGGTTGTGAAATTAAGCCCGGCGAAAAAGGTTCACTTGCTACTGAAGGTGTATATTCACTAGTTAAAACATCCGCAGATACTGTTATTGCACTTGGCACTAAAGTCTGTTATGACGGTACAGGTATTGTACTTGCACAAACAGAGGAAAAAGAAGACTCAAATGTGCCGGTTGGCTATGCCATTCAGGCTTCATCAGCAACAGATACTACTGTACTTGTTAAGCTGATGGGTTAAAATGGGTACATCATTCAAGAATCAGATTCAGAAAGATATTGATAGTGTCTTTCTGAATCTTGATGAATTTTCGGACATTCATACTGTGAACGGAAAATCTATGACTATTCAGATTGACGAAAATGAAGTTATGGATAGGCAGATTAGATTTAATCAGAATACTGATGTTTATAAGAAGCAAAAACTGATTTATGTATCTGAACAGCAGTTTGGGTCATTACCTTCTATTGGTTCCTTATTTAAACTTGACGGAAAGATATATAGAGTAGTTGATGCTGCATCAGAGTATGGTGTTCACAGTATTACGATTGAGGCAAACTTATGATTGAATTTGAAATTGATAAGTTAGCAATAAGAACATTTTGCGAAAAAATGAGTGACTT